TATGCCGCCTAGAGTGGGAAAAACAACGCTGTTATTGTTTTTCGCAACATGGATGATTGGCAAAAATCCGCAATCATCGAGCTTATACAGTGCATTTTCAAATACCATAACCAAAGCATTTTACAACGGTATTTTGGAAGTTATAAGGGATTCCGTAACTTATAATTGGGCTAAAGTATTCCCGGGCAGTCCGATTGTAGCACTTAATGCACAAGACCAAACTGTAAACCTTGTAAGTAAAAACAGGTATCCTTCTATTACGTGTAGGTCAATAGACGGAACTTTGAACGGGGCTTGTGACTGTGCTTGTATACTTATGGCCGATGACCTTTGCTCCGGTATTGAAGAGGCTATGAACAAAGACAGAATGGTAAAGCTTTGGACTAAAGTTGCCAATGACCTTTTATCGAGAGCGAAAAGCGGGGCTAAAAAACTTTGGGTAGGTACTAGGTGGAGTATTGTAGACCCGATAGGTATAAGAATACAGCTTTTAAGTGAAAGTGAAGAGTTTAAATCCGTACGTTGGAAGGTTGTTAACATCCCAGCCATGAATGAGGATGACGAAAGTAATTTCGATTATAAATATAACGTAGGTTTTAGCACGGGAGAATATAGACAGATAAGAGCAAGCTTTGAACGTAACGGAGATATAGCATCGTGGCAAGCACAGTATATGGGAGAACCGATAGAGCGAGAAGGCACATTGTTTTCAAGTGCTGACATGAGATTTTATAGTGGAGAATTACCAAAGGAACAGCCCGATAGAATATTCATGGCAGTTGATCCCGCTTATGGAGGTGGAGATTTTACAGCCGCTCCCGTATGTAAGCAATACGGAGATGATGTTTACGTGGTGGATGTGGTTTATAACGATGCCGACAAGTCGGTAACCATGCCGCAGTTGGTTAGAGCCGTACAAAAGTACGAAGTTGAAACAATACAATTCGAGGCAACAAGGGCACAACAGTCCTATGTTGATGAATTTAAATATAGATTAAGCGAAACAATGGTAAAATGCACGATATTAACGCAACCTGCACCTACAAACACGAGCAAGGCAGACCGCATAAGAGATAAAGCCCCGGATATAAGAGAGCATTTTATATTCAAGATACCGAGTGAAAGGGGTTTAGAGTATCAAAAATTCATGGATAACGTATTCGGTTTTAAGCTTATTGGAAAAAATAAGCACGATGACGCACCCGACAGCTTAAGTATGGCATCCGGGATGGTGTTTAGGTACGATTATCACGTGGCCAAAGTATTTAGGAGGTTTATTTAAATGGATTTATTCGGAAGAACAATAATATATTGCGATGAAGATGAGATAAACTCAAGCAATATAAAAGACGTTATTGAGGACGCAATGGAAACCCACGAAACGAATAGGACACAGATAGAATACTTATATAATTATTACCGAGGAAATCAAGATATACTTGATAGGGTAAAGTCCTATAATTCAGATATTAACAACAAGATAGTTGAGAACAGGGCTTATCAGATAACCAACTTTAAAACGGGTTATCTTTTAAGTGCTCCTATTCAATATATCGATATGTCGGGAATTGACGGAAGCATAAACGATGAACTGGCAAGGCTTGTGAGCTGGATGGATATGCAGAACAAGGCGGCTATAGATTTGAATGTTGCAACGTGGCAATCGATTTGCGGAACGGCTTATAAAATGATTATGCCAAACAGCGAGGCGACAGATTATGAAATTGAAAGTCCGTTTGAAATTTATGTATTAGATCCTAGAGATACTTTTATTGTTTATAGTTCTAAGCTAGGGCATAAACCGTTAATGGGTGTTACTTATGTAACTTTAGAGGACGACACAAATTTATATTATTGTTATACAAAGTCGGAATATTTTGTACTTGATAATGATTATAAGGTTGTGGAAAGCCAGACGCACTTTTTAAATAAATTACCAATGACTGAATATCCGCTTAATTTTACAAGAATAGGGGATTTTGAGTGTGTAATTTCATTACTTGACGCAATAAATACCGCTGCAAGCAACAGACTTGACGGTGTTGAACAGTTCGTGCAAGCGATTTTGTGTTTGCAAAACATGGATACGGACGACCCTTTAGAGTTTATGACGCAGCTTAGAGAACTAGGGGCTATGTTTTTACCAAAAGAATCCGGAGCTTTTTATTTAACACAAGAATTAAATCAAGAGCAGACACAAACACTTGTTGACGATTTATACGATGCGGTTTTGGATATATGTGGTATTCCTTCAAGAAATGGGGCGAGTGGTTCTACATCTGATACAGGCTCGGCCGTTATTCTCCGTAATGGATGGAGCGATACAGAATCAAGGGCAAAGCGAACAGAGATGATATTCAAGAAATCTGAAAGAGAGTTTTTAAACCTTGCGATTTTGATTTGCAACACCGTTGCCGGAACAAATATAGTTGCTTCTAATGTTGGTATTAACTTCCCTAGAAGAAACTACACAAACGATAGTTCTAATGTAACTAATTTAGTGCAGATGTTATCAAGTGACTGGATAAGACCTGAATTTGCTTATGAACACTGCAATATGACACCTGACCCACACAAGGAATATTTGCTTGCTAAAGAGTGGCACGACCGGGCAGAAAATGACGATGTGGAAAAATTAGCGAGTGAAGATTTAGGAGATGTTGCAAATGAAGGAACTGAAACGGACAACGGATCTATTTAGTTATGCTGATAAGCGAGTAAAGGTTTGTTTAAGAAAAATGCTTAGAAGAATGCGACAGCAGCAAAACAGATTCATTGCGGGGTATGACGAATTAAACGAACTTAGCGGAATAAGGCAGGCGGCCACCGATTTATATTATGATTTTAATGTTTATATGCAAGATTGTTTGAGGGATATAGCAAAATATTATTACAAGGCCGCCAATGATGACGACTTGTTATGGGATATGTGGTTAAGCGGTTTACTACAGGAGCCGCTGCCGACAACGGGCTATATATTTCGTGAGGAATTATCACGAAAACGTGATAGATTTTACGAAGAGATTATAGCAGCGGCAAGCACAGGAAAGAAGGCTGAAAAATCCGCCAAAATAAAAAAGGCAACTGAAAAGGCTTTAAATTATGCAAGTAGACAGATTAGACAAGTTGCAGACAATGTGGCTATGGAGGCACTAACAAAAGGATACAACGACAATAAAGAGGTTGAAAAGTTAGAGTATGTTACGCAGAGAGATGGCAAAGTTTGCGAAGAGTGCAGGGCTAACGATTACAAAATTTATAAAAAGGGAGAGCAACCTTATTTACCGTTACATTATAATTGTAGATGCTTTTATATACCTGTAAAGAACAAAAAAAATGTTGATAATACATAATTATTGTGGTAATATCAAGATATAGTATACGAGAGTGAACTCTAAACGCAAAATGTGGTAGTGAAACCGTAAAAACGCAAATAAAAAGGAGATGTCGTGATGGCAAAAATTGATGTAAGTACTATTGAGGGGTACGACACAATGTCGATTGAGGACAAAGTGGCGGCTCTTGAAGGATTTGAATTTAATGACAATGCAGAGGAATTAGCAAAACAAAAAAATGCAGTATCTAAAGCAAACAGCGAAGCGGCAGAGTATAAGCGAAAAATGCGAGAGGTTGAAGCAAAGAGCAAAGAAGGGTTAACCTCATCAGAACAGAAAATCGCAGAACTTGAGGCACAGATAGCAGAGATAAACAAAAATAAAGATATAGCCGATTATACGGCTAAGTTTATCGGTTTAGGTTTTGAATCCGAACTTGCAGCAGAAACAGCAGCGGCACTAGTAAATAAAGATACAGACACATTATTCAAAAATTATGCAAGTCAGATGCAGACACACGATAAAAAGTTAAAAGCCGGACTTTTAAAAGACACTCCAAAACCTGATATTGGTGGCAAAGGTACGGCAGACAGTACAATGACTTTAGAGAAGTTTAGAAAACTCTCTCCGAGTGAACGTGCTGAATATAGTGTAAAACATCCTGACGAGTATAAAAAATTATATGAAAGGTAGGTTTTATCATGGCAGTAAAAACTTATGATAATTTTTTCTTATCAAACGAGATTGAGGACAATTATAAATCCCATCTTGATTTGTCGCAGTTTTTTACAGTAGACAATAATCTTGAAGGAACTCCGGGCCTTATTAGAAGGATTAATATTTACGGAGCAGAGGGAGAAGCAGAAAACGTAGCAGAGGGAGAAGGAAACACAAGCGAGGTTAGCACAACACTCACAACAAAGGATTATACAATTTTAACAGCACAGGCTAAATTTGTATATAACGATGAAAACGAACTTGCTGATCCCGTAGCCGTTCAGACAGGTGCGACATACCTCGGAACAGCCTTATTTAACAAGGTTAATGATGATATTTACGCAGCACTTGGAACAACTACACAGACAGTAAGTGCTGAAACTCCAGACTTTGATGCTTTTGTTGACGCAATGGCAACACTTGATATTAGAGATGTAAATGCTGGAGCAGATGATTATTTAAACAGCTTTAATGCTTTTGCATTTTTATCAAGAGCAGACGTAGCTAAAGCAAGAAAGGCCCTCAAAGATACACTCCAGTACGTAGAGGCTTTTGCTAGAAGTGGTTATGTCGGAACAGTTGCAGGTGTTAACCTTTATGTTAAGCAGGATGCAACAGATGGAGAAATTATCGTTGCAACTAAGGAAGCTGCAACATTGTTTAACAAGACAGGTGTTGAACTTGAGCAGTTGACTAACGGTAATAGAGCAATAGACGATGCAAACGTAAGAAAGAATGCAATATATGCAAGAAAATATTATATTGCAGCACTTACAAACGAGGCTAAAGCTTGTAAAATTACATTGTCGGGAAATTCAACAACGACAACTAAGAAAGCAAGTAAAAGCACAACAGAATAAGCTTACGAGATAGTTTTCATATATCTTTAATCCTTTCAAATCATGTTGTATGAGGTGGTATTGATGACAGACGAAGAAAAATTTGAATCACTCAAAATGTTGCTGGATGGTGTAGACGACCTTTCTAGTGACCTCCTTAATGAATATTTAGAACAGTCGCAAAACATAATATTAAATAAGTGTTATCCCTACATTGACGATTTTTCAGAAGTCACAATGCCACCGAAATATGACAGGTTGCAAGTTCAGATTGCTTGCGAACTTGCGTTAAAGAGAGGTGCAGAGGGAGAAACAAGCCACAAAGACGGAGATGTTACACGAAGTTATGAAAGTGCGGGCGTTTCTCAATCTTTGCTTGACAGAATTGTCCCGTATGTAAAAAAGATAGGTAGTGATTAAATGCGAACTTTAGCGAGAAATCGAAAAACATTTTATTACAGAAATTATCAAGGTCGAATAATGTCAACGGATAGCGATGGTAATTATACGGGAGAGTATACAAACGGATATTCAGAACCGATAAAAGCTAAGGGTGTTATCTCAATGGCAAAGGGTGAGCTTGATTATTCCGGCTTTGGTACTGATATAAATTATGATAAAACTATAATTTTAAACGGTATTGAGTGGGATATAGATGAGCATACGGGATTATTTATAGATAAAGAACCGACTGGAGAAGATGACGTCGATTTTGATTATTTAGTTGTTAGTGTTGCAGAATCTTTAAATTTCACGCAATTAGCTATAAAGAAGGTGAGGGCATGAAATACAATATTACAGGCTTTAAAAACTGTATGGAACACATAGACAATGCTTTAAAAAATATTGACGTTGAAAATAACCAAAGCAGCCTAAACAGACAGATTAAGGGCATTGCCATAGGTGTATCAACGGAAATAAAATCCAACTTTGGAGATATTAAGCTTAAAGGCGATGAGAAGGACTGTAATGTAATAGATCCTAAGTGGGAAGGCGACACGTTAATAATTAGTGCAGTTGGAAAAGACGTTATATTCCTAGAGTTCGGTGCAGGTGTTGATTCATCGGTTGACCCTGACAGCAACCCATTAAGTGCAAAGTTTGGATTTCATTCAGCCGGATGGAGTGCAGGGCACGCTGGTTATTTAGTGGGCGAAAAGCTTGAAAAATATAAAGGCAAGTTTCCCGTAGTAATTGATGGAGATTTTAAAGGCTGGAGTTATGGTAATAGACCCGCAAATGCGATGTATAGAGGCGGAAAAAACATAAAAAGCATGATTAGTAAGTTAAAAGTTGAGGTATTCAAATGATTGATATTGAAAACAAGGTTTTTACACAGATATATAACGCAGTTATTGAAGAATATCCAAAGGCTTTTATTACTAGTGTTTATACTAACACTCCTGAAAGTTTCCCATGCGTAACGGTTAATTTAACCGATAGCTATGAAGATGGTACACGGAGGATAGCAAGCCGAGAAAA